TTAATAATAATTTATAATTATTCCAAATTTCTTCCTCATCCATATTGTTATGTGCAGCCATTGCATTTATGGCATCCATTTGTGAGTACCACATAGTGGGTCTAATAGGCCAATTTTTGGTTTTTATTATGCTGCTCATTTCGGGTGTATTGCCGATCATCATCGCGTACGACATTGCTCGCATTTGTATGTTTTCGTCGGATAGTTCAGATACTCCATTAGGTACTTCATACCTATTTTTCAACCTTACGTAATCTGGTCCCACTTCCCAGTAGCCAGCATGTGTTTTGTATATCATGAAATGGCAAAATTCACCGTAGTTCTCAGTCACTATTGCAGATGTGAGCATATTGAAGTTATCCGCCACGTGTTTTCTTAATTTGCTGCAATTGACGTATCCGGACACACCTATGGCATTGTCATCACCCAACATCATCACAAATGTTATTAGGTTTTCATTGTCACATAGGAACTTTGATAGAGTTTGCATTGTAGTTATTACATTGCCTAATGCTGTTGTAGCCTGACCACTTGTTCTCATACTATTTCTATACCCGCTAGTGAACGTACCTTTTAGTTTCCAGCGTTTATGCACATCTATCCATACATTTATTACATCCTCACTAACTCCTAGCAGCTGGTACACCTTCATTTCGAAATCTATCAATGGTTCGTCTGTTTGTCTATCTTGTTGACTTAAATCACTAGCAACCACGTATTTAGTTTTGGTGCCAGTTCCTCTAACGAATGCAGATATCTGTTCTGGTGTTTTGCCATCGGTGTATATTATATTGTTTTTGAGTAGTGTGTGCAGCCTCTTTTTGGCCTCCGTGAATATTGGAGAGAATATTGCAGCTACTGCATAGGACTGCCACACTATTATCCTGGCTTTTTGTTGTTCCCACACTTTTATTACTTTCTCTATCTCTTTTAATAGTGATTCTGCTTTCATGTGTACTTTTACGTCCGACATTTTCTTTAGCAATAGCCCACCTGTTAGCAGTTTTTGCAACTCTTCCCATACCTTGCTCGATGATTTGTGTTTATTTACCCAATCTCTGGTCGCGTCTGCATCGTAATATATTTTATTTCTTTGGTACGTAGTTAGCAACGCATTGGCACCACTATGGAAGAAAGCTCTCATGAATTGTGACATTAGCACATCAGCATTGGGTATTCCTTTGCGTACTTTTATTACTGAGTATAGCCGTCCCGCAACAGCTTTGTGTTCCTCAAACACAACTTTAGTATGCACTGGTCTAGAGTATTTAGGGTATTTAGTCATTGCGTATTTCCTTGAGTTTATTATTCTTTGTGCATATTCAGTTGTTTGTATTTTCGATTCAAATGGGGCATACATTGACACCCAATTCGTTAAATCCTTATCATCCCAGAATACCATAACATCATAGTCCGGGTCTTCCTCCACAAAATCTGTCATGTTTACTTTTATACTTGAATTTATTGGTGCAATATACTCATTGTGGTATGGAGTACCATAACCACCGTCATTATTGCTAAATTTTATGTCTGCTTTGGTATTCATTGCAATAGCCGTAACATTTTGTATTAGTTGGTTAGATGGCGGTACCGTGTCTGGGTTATCTAACTTTTGCACTATACCCCATACGTCATCCTTATCGCCTCCTGGTTTTGTGGCATTCAGCCAGGATATAGTGTTCAAATCGTTATAGTGACCACCTACGATTAATCTGCGGTACACAGCTAAAGGTAGCGACATTATTAGCATGTCATTGTTTAGCAATGTGTACTTGTTGTTTAATGCAATAACTAGGTTATCGTTATCTATTTCTACGTCGGGGTCATACTCAAACCGTATATTGTCCAAGTCACTATTTTCTGCTTCAAATTTAGCTTTATGCACGTCACTTAAGTTGTCTTGCACACTTTTGTAAGTTAATATGCGTTGCGACTCGCTGATTGTGTTTATTTGTCCTTTGACTGCATTATTGTCATATACCTTTGCCGCTATGAATGTTTTCCCCATCAACCGTTTAAAGAAAGTTGTTGTTTGAGGCATTAGCACATATTTTCGCTGCACAACATTCACTGGTTCCAATGTCATTTTTACGTATAATTGATCCTCAATTATACAATCCATGTGCGGGCTATCTCCCATAAAGAAGTAGTCAAAGTCATCTTTTATTACTTCTTTAGGTAATATTATATTCTTTGCGTACTTGCATGTTATTTTGTGGTTGTATTTATGGTGTTGTAAATTGTCTGTATGATTTACTATTAATTCATAGTTCGTTGGCTGATTGTTGTATACCGGGTTATTTTTGTATTTACGTTGCCCATGCCATAACTGCTTTGCTTTTGCATTTATAAACATTGGCTTGTCGATT